GTTTGGGTCACACTCAATAGGATGTGCAAAAGTATCTGCTGGCACACTTTCACCAGACCAGTACTCATTCAGCAGCTCAGTTTTGGAAACGGGAGGGATATCATTACTACGGTAAGAAGTCTGTAACATTACCGTACCAAGTGCACCATTGGTGCCGGAAATTGCGGCACCACTGCTTGGTATGTAATGAAATACCACACCCTTGAATCGGTACTCCTGAAAACTGCTGGCTACAGTGGATAGCCAGGGAAAAGTGCCAGCTATGCCAGGGTTCAAAATATATGAATCCTGAACGGTAAAGTTGATACTACCCTTGACTTGCGCGATAAATTCACGATGTCTTATGGTTACGGTTTGACCCTCCTTGTGCATCATTGGAATACCAGTTGACGCGCGAGTAACCACAGAGTTGGATTTAACCACGTAATCACCGAAGCCCATCCATTTGGAAAGTGCTGCTCCCAAACTATTACCCACCATACCACCGGCCCCAGGAACTCCAATTAAGGAGCCCAGTGCCGTTCCTCCTACACCCCCTAGAGAACGTAATGCTTTGCCAATTGCACTAACACTCTGGGGTTTCGCCTTACTCTTTGCCTTAACTTTATTCTGTTTGCCCTGCACGACTTTCTTTACTCGCTTTTGGTTCGTGGTTGGCATATCTATAATGGTCTATTATATTATTCCCTGGTATATTAAGTACAGATAATCACGTTCTATGGCATGTGACAACTGTACATCTACTACAAGACCATCATAATACTGTTCGATCGCAAGTTGTACATCCGGTGTAATACCGAATGCATAGTAAAAACTAACACGTGCTATGTCGCTCATGGTAGCAACACCCACGCCTGATGCAAGCTGTAATTGGGAACGATTCCTAAATACATACTGCATCATCTGCGTTGAACAGGCAGTACCGTGTCTCAAGAAAACACGGTACATGCTATGCAACACCGGTACACCAGTGGTTAAAATGGTACCACATGTCCCAATGGCATGATACCACTTCCTCAATACGATTTCATTGGGGATGGTGATTAAACACATTGGATCCTTGGTAACACAGGAAACCAAATTCCTCACCATACGCCACCCTGTTGAAACTTGAACGGGGTGTGTTTGGCAGAATTCAACCTGTTCAAATTCATAAACAGGTTCTTCCACCGCCATAGCGAACCCTCTACGACGGAACCACTGAGTTAAGCCGACTTGGTAATGAGCCAAGTCTGAAGCCTCCAAGATGACAACACAGTCATCACCATTGTTGGCTAATTCGATATCAACACCGCGATACGATGAATAAGCATAAATGAGTGAACACATAATCAAACAGTTACCCAAACTGGTGTTCAAGTCACCAGAACTACGGGTACCCACCATTGTGAATTTCACTCGCCCATCACCAGCGTAAGCAATGCCTTTATTAACTAGCTGCCAACGGAGCAACTTCTTTAATGTGTGGTCTCCAGGGAATAACCGTTTATAAAAGAGGTGCTCATATTTTAATGCAGCAACGCTAACATGCATGTCAAACTTGGTTGCATCAAGTCCGATCGCCACCGGCGAATCGAACCTATCCCACTTTTCACGCATCACTTCCGCGCTACGGTCAGCATTCAGTCCCTTAATAACAGTATGGGACGTCCAGCTACGGAAGGTCTTATTGATTGCGGTGAAGTAGTGATGCTCAGCAAGTTTGAGATATCTACCTAACTCCAAATTGTACCGGGGGCTCCGCGGGTTGATAACCCGCGGAGCTTTACCCACATCCTGCTTTTCCAACTTCACAAACGAGGTTAACCGCGAATCTCGTATATCCAATGGATCAACTTCAAGACTCAGCATGGCTTGCTCATACACCCTACGCTTAGGCCCACGATAGGTGTCAACAACTTGTTGACGGCTAATGCGGGGAAGCTTAGGCATATGCATCAAGACCACATTCTGAAATTCCTGAAGCTGTGGAAGTTGGAAAGCACGTGGACGTACCGATAGGGCGGGCCTAAAGCCATCACCTTCTTTACAAAGAAAGTAACGCTCGATAAACGCCCTCTCTATGGTGTCCACACTGTTATTGTAAACTCCCAGGTTGTGTTCTGGGCCAAATCCCGAGGTAACAGTAAATTGTCGGGTTTTGTGAGCCAGCCCATTGCGTTCCACGCACAACCTGCCCTCACACTCACGTATGATCTGTGACCGTAGAAGATCAGATACTTGAGTGTGGGAACCGTGGACAGCAATCGGGCGTCCTCATTGGATATCGATAGACACCCCAGGCTCTCGCCATGGGTATGCCAATCGAGCCCAAATAGGAAGACGCCGACGCGACTGCGCAACACGCTCGAAAACGTCTTCAGTAAAGAAGGCGTTCATAACGAACATTTGGTGGCTCAATATGTCGGCACTGCGAATCCCACGTCGCCGACATATTCTAAGATACTCCCTTTGTACAAGGAGTAAATTGGCATCCGTTCGTCCCAATACGCCTAAACGTACACGTAGGACGGTCACACATGCTGCTGCGAATCTTGGAATCACACGCACTGTGTTGTCGACGGTTGTCCGGACGACAATAGCTTGAACATTCCTATGAGGTGGCACACCTTCAGGGTTGGCACGCGGCTGCCCCCCCAAATCGTACCCAGTCCCCTCATAGACATCCCGCACAGCAGTAGCGATAGAATCGCTATTGCCCTCCGCATCCATCACGTCATTTACGTGGTGGGTGCGGAGGTTGCGCCGAATGTCAGCTCGAATCTGACGATCGAGATGGAACATTTCAAGCTCATCGTGCTGAAAACAACACCCAGTAATGGGGTTGTCAATAAACACACGGAAAAACCAAGACGTAAAACGTTGTAGGGGGGTCAGCCCGCTAGTGGGATTTGGAACGCTGTACTCTTGGATTGTGGCCATAACAAAATTTTAAATTTAAATTGTGGTACGCCACCGCCTATTTATCCTATAGGTAGGGTGGGGCGATCCCCACAGGAGGGGCTCCTCCAAACTAATGCCCGCTTCAGACACCGTATTACGCCCCCCGTAGTGGTACCCTTCTGGTACCCCCTTGCTGTAATGCACAATGCTTCATGTCTACATCACAGCCCGATTCCAACACCGCCAGATGCTACCTGACGCGACGCTCGTTAGTGTTGGAGGACAGCAAATTTCACGGGGCTGCCACCCCCGCCTAAATCATAATTAAAGGGCTAATTAGCCCTGGTCAACGACCAAAATTGGCGTAATCTGATATGAGAAGCCAGATTAATCTGGTGGCTCATCCAGGTCACACCCACCACATTGTGTTCATCACAATGTG